TAAAGCACGTAATATGGCTAGTGCTGCTGGAAAAAAACTTTCAAGTCAACAAGTTGATAATATAACAACCCAGCATAATACAGGTGCTGAAGCTCAAAGAGATCTTGGTGCAAACACTACCGAAGAAGGTATATTAGAAATGACATCAGGAGCCACAGGTGCTGGCAGCATAGGAGGCGCATTTGCTGGAGGCGGCAATGGTTTTGTAAACGGAGGACCAGGTACAATTACTAGAGCAGGCTCTAAGAAAAACAGAAGAAGAAGAAAAAAAGCATAAATACACTATAATAGGAGTGTTTCAATGAGAATGAAAAAAATACAAGAAGGCCTAGGAGATATGGCACATCGTGCTGAAATGGATCACGAAGTCCAAATGGCACGTTCTGATTTATACAAAATTGCAAAGTATGCTATACAGCTACATGATATGCTAAAAACAGTTAGTGAAGCAGAAGGTATTGAAGGCTGGCAACAAGCAAAAATTACTAAAGCAGCAGATTACATGTCTAGTGTATTTCATTCTCTAGATTACGACATGAAATTTGGTGATGGCGGATCGATGATGCAGCAAATGTCTACAGAATCTGCAAACTATAAAGAAACACTTTCAAAAAAATTAGCAGAAAAATCTAACAGCACAATTTGTCCAGATTGTGGAAATCCTAGCTGGCGCACTCTTCCACAAGAAGCAATTGAAGAGGCAAAAAACAATGCAGGTAAAGAACAAGGATCTGACGGCAAGGCTTGCTGGAAAGGTTACAAATTTGCTGGTACAGAAAATGGCAAAGACAAATGTGTGCCTAGCGGAAAATGAAGATACAAGAACTATACGAAGACGAATCTTGGCTTTCAAAATTAGGTAAAACCTTATGGCATGGATTTGGCGACGATATGGATACTATATTAGTCCCATGGGTAGATAAAAATCTTAGAAGACATGGCACACAGTGGTTATATAGAAATGTTAATAAAGAGCTAGGAGGCCATTTTACAAAAAAAGATTTAGACACCGCAATTAAATTAGTAATGAGTAGAGGGTGATATGACAGATTTTTATAAAATGAGCGAAATGATGAAGGGGTTGTTTCCAAGTGATCCTATAGCAGACAGAGAAGCTCTTATGTCAATGGCCGGTAAGACGCAAGAAAGTGTTGCTCCTACTAAAGATTACGTGCAAGAAAGTGTAGAAGTACCACAAGGATCAATGCCATTAGGTATTGATAGTTTATCAGATTTTGCAAAACTTGCAGGTGTAACAGAAAAACAACATACTGGTAGTGCAGGACAAGCAAAAGGTTCTGATCCTATGCCCAGCACAAGCAAGCCGAGTACCACAGGCGAACAACCACATCCTTTAAAAGATAAACTAGTAGGTGAAGATCACTTTGATTCTTCAAGCACAGTAGGCGAAGCTAGAGATAAAATTCAGAGGTGTGGAGCAGAGTTAGGGTTGCATGACGGGATTTTAGAGGTGTGGACCAGAATGGTACAAGACCTACTTATGAAACTTTTAGTTCGACAGGAAAGGCCCTCTGGAGGCTGGCCTACTTTAGATGCTCCTATAGGAGAAAGAGAACTTACTGGCGGAGAAAAACGCAGCCGTGAAGCTAATGTAAAAAAACTTAAAAAACACAAAAGTGATTTCGAAAAACGTTATGGTGATGATGCTGAAAGTGTGATGTACGCTGTTGCAACAAAACGTGCAAAACAGGAATCTATCAAAGAACAATTATTAAAAGCGCTGAATGATTATAAATGACACAGCAGAAGATTTAGTATGGCAAACAGTTGACCCAGATGATATCTGGGTTATGGATAAATTAATACTTTCAAGAAAATTAGGATATGTATGTGGCCCGGTAGGACAAGATGTTCCTGAACCCGGGCTTTATATTGTCCGCCCATGCGTTAATATGCTCGGCTTAGGACTAGGTGCTAAACAGGTATGGTTGGTCAAAGAGACTATGCACTTACCAGTAGGTCATTTTTGGTGCGAATGGTTTGAAGGATTACATCTCAGTATAGATTACAATTGGGGTATACAACGTTTATGTGTAGAAGGTAAAAAAGATAATGATAATTTCACCCAATGGAACGAATGGATTAAAGTAAATGATCACATTCCATTTCCTAGTGTATTAACTAATCTAGGAAGTAAGTACGAATGGATAAATTGTGAATTTATAAACGGCAATCTAATAGAAGTGCATTTGCGTAAAAACGAAGATTTTAACGGAGGTATCGAACATTTCATTCCAGTTTGGGAAGGACAAGAAATAGATCCTCCCGAAGGTTACATGTACAGAGATTATCCAGATATACATGGACGAATTGGAGCATATGTGAAATGACCAACCCAAGTCATAAAGAAATGTGTAGGATTTTTTATATGGTAAAGGGACATTTAAATTCTACAGAAGATACTATAAGAGCATGTTATGACGGTTATTTTAAAAGACTTTGGGGTAATCATGAAAACTGCTATCATGAAGAAGGTTTTGATGAAGCCTACCATAAAAAGTTCTTGACAAAGAACAAATAATCAACTATAATTAATTTAAACTCAACAGAGTATACTATACTTGGAGAATCAAATGCCTAGAGTTTCTGCAAAAGATAATCGTATTAAATCTTGTAAGGACAAAGCACCCAAGGTTCCATCTAACACATGTCCTTATATTAACTTTGTTCAAGAAATCATCGAGGATCATTTTAAATATGATGACTCGGTCGATGAACACCGTAAAACAACTTTGCTTGAAACACTCGAATATATAAGAAAAGCAAATGAAACACTTCGAGACTCTTCGAAGTATTGGTATGACCAATATAAAAAGGTAGCTTGACAAAGAACAAATAATCAACTATAATTAATTTAAACTCAAAGGAGGATACTATGAGTGATCGTACTTATGGTGCTGAAGAAAAAGCAAAACTAGAACGTCTCGTTCGCGAAGGTGTGACTGTCATGCAGGAAGTAGAAGACCTTCAAGCAGGTCTTAAGGATACAGTTAAGGCTGTGGCAGAAGAATTAGATATTAAGCCGAGCTTAATTAATAAAGCAATTAAAATTGCAAAAAATAGAGATTGGGATATGCATGCAGATGCACATGAAGATCTCGAAACGCTTGTTGCAACATTAGGATATGACAAGTGAACAGTATAAAAAGTTTTTGGATAACAAGTTATTCTAGTGACAGAACTGCATTTTATTTTGAATTAGTAAGTTTCATTTTTACAGTAAGTGCAAGCCTTACACTTGCATTTAATGCAGGAAGCCCTAATATGCTTGTTGTATATCCAGGATTTTTTATTGGTAGTATAACGCAAGCCTATGCAGCATTTCGAAGGGGTGCTGCATGGGTTATGCTCTTGACAATGTACTTTAGTTGTGTTAATATATTTGGGTATGGAGTAGCTGCACAATGGTGGTAAAACCTTATCAATGGTTAGCATGGCTTAGCACAGGATGTTTACTTGCGGCCGCAATATTAGCAGCATTTAATGTGTATCCTTTTTATGTTTATGCGTTTATTATAAGTAATAGTATGTGGACATTAGTAGGTGTGCTTTGGAAAGAAAAAAGTTTAGTAGTTATGAATACAGGACTAACTATTATATATGTAGCAGGACTAGTGTTATAACGCCCACAGGGCATGTAGATGGTTAAGTTGGCCAATAAGCAACAGAGGAGAAAAATTTGAGTTACGTAGACGCTTTCTTTGATCGCGATCAGGATATTATTCGAGTAGTCGAACGCCGAGATGGAAAGCGACATTTCCACGAATACCAAGCAAAATATACATTTTATTATGAGGATCCACGAGGCAAGTACAAGAGTGTGTACGGAGATCCTTTAACTCGCATTGTGTGTAAGAACACAAAAGACTTTCGCAAAGAAGTTGCTATTAACAAAGGCAAGAATCTTTTTGAAAGCGATATCAATCCAATCTTCCAGTGTTTGAGTGAGAACTACCTCAATCAAGATGCACCTAAACTAAACATATTGTTTTGGGATATTGAGACGGACTTTGATCCAGAGCGTGGGTTTGCTCCAGTTGAAGATCCGTTTATGCCTATTACTGCTATTACAGTTTGTATGCAGTGGTTAGACAGTGCGTTGATTACACTTGCTGTTCCGCCCAAAGGTATGCCATTCGAAGAAGCACAGGCTATGTGTAAAGAGCGTTGGGGTGATAACGTAATACTGTTTACGAATGACAAAGACGGTAACGGCGAACGTCAAATGCTCCAAACTTTCCTTGATTTACTTGAAGATGCTGATATCCACAGCGGCTGGAACAGTGAAGGATACGATGTTCCGTACACTGTAAACAGAATTAAACGTGTACTAAGCAACGATGATACACGTAAGTTTTGTTTGTGGGGTCAAATGCCCAAGAAGCGTGAGTATGAAAAGTTTGGAAAGATGTCAGAAACATATGACTTTGTAGGTCGTGTGCATTTAGACAGTCTTGAACTATATCGAAAGTATACATACGAAGAACGTCATACATATCGACTGGATGCTATTGGTGAACTAGAAGTAGGCGAAAACAAAACTGTCTACGAAGGTACATTGGATCAGTTATACAACAACGACTTTGAAACATTTATTGAATATAACAGACAAGACGTTGCACTACTAGATAAACTTGATAAGAAACTACGTTTTATCGACTTGTCAAACGAACTAGCACACGCAAACACTGTGCTACTACAAACAACTATGGGTGCTGTTGCTGTTACAGAACAAGCTATCATCAACGAAGCACATCACAGAGGATTACAAGTTCCTAATCGTCCAAAACGTGACGACGAAAACACACAGGCAGCAGGTGCTTATGTTGCATTTCCGAAAAAAGGCTTGCACAAGTGGATTGGTTCAATGGACTTGAACTCACTGTATCCAAGTGTAATTCGTGCGTTGAACATGGCTCCAGAAACTATTGTAGGACAGATTCGTCCTGAGATATCAGAAGGTCGTGTACATGAAGACATGACTCTTAAAAAGAAGAGTTTTGCAGGCAGCTGGGAAGGCCGCTTTAGTACAGAAGAATATGAAGCAGTTATGGAAAAACGCAAAGACGTTGCACTTACAGTTGATTGGGAAGATGGACGCTCAGATGTACTAAGCGGTGCAGAAATATATCAACTGATCTTTGACAGTCAAATGCCGTGGATGCTAAGTGCAAACGGTACAATATTTACAACAGAATTTGAAGGTGTTATTCCTGGTATTCTAAAGAGGTGGTATGCAGAACGAAAAGAACTACAAGCTATGCTTAAAAAGGCGAAAGACGCTGGAAACAGTACTGAGATTGCATTTTGGGACAAGCGACAACTTGTTAAGAAAATTAATCTTAACTCTCTTTACGGGGCCATTCTTAATCCTGGCTGTAGATTTTTTGACAAAAGGATAGGACAATCAACTACACTTACTGGACGTACTATTGTTAAGCACATGAGTGCAGAAGTGAACAAAGTTATCACAGGCACATATGATCACGTAGGAGAAAGTGTTATCTACGGTGATACTGACTCTGTATATTTTAGTGCATATCCAACACTACGCAATGAAATCGATAACGGAAACATTCCTTGGTCGAAAGACAATGTTATTACATTGTATGATCAAGTAGCAGAAGAAGCAAACAGTACATTTATAGACTTTATGGGTCGTGCATTTCACTGTCCAAAAAGCCGTTCAGATGTTATTGCGGCAGGTAGAGAGATTGTTGCTGAAAGCGGATTGTATATTACAAAGAAACGCTATGCGGCACTGGTGTATGATGTTGAAGGCTTCCGCTCAGACGTAGACGGTAAGCCAGGCAAGGTAAAAGCAATGGGCTTAGACTTGCGCCGATCAGACACTCCTGTGTTTATGCAAGAGTTTTTGAGCGAAGTACTTATGATGGTATTGCAAGAAAAAAGTGAAAAAGAAATCCTTGAACGTATTACTGAGTTCCGCAAAGAGTTTGAACAACGTCCGGGTTGGGAGAAGGGTTCGCCCAAACGTGCAAACAAGATTGGGCACTATCAGCGCCTTGAACAAAAACAAGGCAAAGCAAACATGCCAGGACATGTTAGAGCAAGTATAAACTGGAACACACTCAAGCGTATGAACGGTGACAAATACTCGCAAGAGATTGTTGACGGTATGAAAGTTATCGTATGCAAGCTCAAACAGAATCCGCTAGGTTATACAAGTGTTGCATATCCAACAGACGAGCTTCGTTTGCCAGAATGGTTCAAAGAACTTCCGTTTGACGATGCAGCAATGGCAGAAACTATTATTGACAACAAACTAGATAACTTGATTGGTGTGCTAAACTATAATCTTGACGACACAAAGCAACATAACACATTTAATAGTTTATTTGACTTTGGTGAATAATGTGAAATACAAAAGACTCTTTGGTTTTGGTTGTAGTTATACCAGTTACTTCTGGCCTACTTGGGTTGACATAATAGGTAAAGATCTAGATATACCTTACGAGAATTGGGGAATATGCGGATTAGGTAATGTTGGCATTGGTCATAGAATGGTTGAATGTGATATTAAAAATAATTTCCAAGAAGACGACTTAATAATTACGACCTGGAGTACATGGCATAGAGAAGACAGATATCTTACTAAAGGTTGGACGATGAACGGTAATATTTTTAATGATAATGTTTTTTATCATAAAAAATGGCGTAACAAGTTTTGGCATCCGAATAACGATATTATAAAAAATGTAGGAATGTTATACCTTGCAAATAAAAGTTTTAAAATTAATTACCAAGCAAACATTATAGAAAGTGACACACTAACATATTCAGGAAATGTTATGGATTTTTATAAACCTTTTGTACCAACAGATAGTTTTCCTTGGAAGCCTCAAGAAGATCAATCATTCGAAGGTACAATCTCACATGTTGATAATCATCCAGATATAGTAGCACATTTAGATTATGTAGAAAAAAATATCTACCCTGTGTTAGGTTTAAAATTAAAAGAAGAAACAAAAGAACATTTTATAAATTTACAACAGACAGTTATAAACGACTTAAGAAACCGCAAAAAGAAAAGGATAAAGCATTGGTCAGACTTAAAAGAGTACTTTTTAGAAGTACTAGGTACTAGTTGGACACATATCGGAATCTAATTTATAACCTAAGAGTTGCTATCTTTTTTGTATGTAAACTAATATCAATAAAGTCACTAAGGAAATCAAAATGATTCGAAAGGTCCGTAAAGAGCTCACCTGTAATTTGGCTGTAAGAGGTTTTACCTATGTTTTGGAAATATGATCTAGGAAGTCCTTTTTTAGATCCAAAGGACGGAAACACACCAGAAACAAAAAGACAAGTATCGCCGAGTTCTTTTGCATTTGATCTGTTGCCGATTTTTAAATATGCTTCTGCAAAAGAATTTTCGGGATGCCAGTTAGGTTTATCTATGTGTACCGCAAGTACCATAACAACATAATGCTCAAGATGCACCGGCAAATCGTATCCCGATGTTTCCTGAGCCTCTCGTACTATACCAAAGAAGGCATCAGTGTATGCATCTAACATAAAAGTATTTATCGGTTGACAATACCGCCTAAATATAGTATTATAAAACTAGGAGATATCTTATATGAAAGTAGGATTTACTTGTTCAACATTTGATTTACTACACGCAGGCCACGTACAAATGTTACGTGAAGCTAAAGACCAGTGCGACTATTTAATTTGTGGGCTACAAGTTGACCCAACTATAGATAGAGCAGAGAAAAATGCTCCGATACAAACAATTGTAGAAAGATACACCCAGCTTAAAGGTGTAAAATACGTAGATGAAATTGTTCCTTACGGTACAGAGCAGGATTTAGAAGATATCCTTTCTATGTATAATATAGATGTTCGTATATTAGGAGAAGAATACAGAGATAAAACGTTTACAGGCAGAGCAATTTGTAATAAACGTGGCATAGAATTGTATTTTAATAAAAGAGATCATAGATTTAGTTCAAGTGATTTAAGAAAGAGAGTTTG